GACTTCACACATTATGAAGGCTCGAGTGAGAACATCTTTCGACTTATTAAAAACGGTTTACTAAAATACGATATCGAAGTAGTACCAGTTTATATTATGAGAGATCCTATTCAGAGGAGTTGGTCTTCTTGGAATATGATTGGAGGAGGTAAAATTCCAAATCGGTCGTTAGCTTCACGATTTGTCATGAGCAATTTCATATCATGTAAATATAAAGAAACTATCGAAGCTTTGGACAGTGTGTTCGCAAATCCGCTCTACTTCTTTTATGAGGATTTTTTTACTCAAACCAATATCAATCAGATATGTGACGAGTTAGAAATTTCTCGACATCCAGCAGAATGTGATAATAAAGCAGGAGCTTCTTCCTATAAGAAAATGCCAAACAGTTTCGTCAAGGCTTTTGGTAAATCTTTAAAGAATAAAGAGGCTGCTAAATATGTTTTTGAAAGATTTGAAAATGTACCATGGAAACTCGAGGATTATTCGTAGATCTACTCTCGATGAAGATATTCGCTTAACTTTTCTTGAAGGTTTAAATAGGCATACGAACATGCATTACTTTGATCGTAATGCGCCTACAAATAAAACAGATGAAGCTGTGCTTGAATTTCTCGACAGAGAACAGTTTAATTGTAACAAAACTCATATTGAATATTGGTATCAGGCGTATAAATCTTCTGGAGATTTGTGGCCTCATGTAGATTTTAATGAAAAGCTTCGGCACAGAATTGAGGCTGGAGAAAAGTTGAAACCAGAAGAATTAATGTCTCCAATTACCATATCGTGTTACTTAGAAGCAATCGATCTTGAAGGCGGAGAATTTTGTATTTCTGAAAGAAGTTGGTTAGACTATGAAAAAGAACTGAGCCCTCCGGAAGTTTTAAAAGAAGAATTGTTAAAATATACACACGAGTCTTTTCAACCTACCGAAGGTGCGGTCTTATACTTCGAAGGCAGTCGATACTACCATTGGGTCAATGAAATCAAAAGCGGCTCTCGCAAGAGCATACTCATCAATTTCTGGGACAATTGTAGTCTTAACTCCACTTCGCCCAATTAATTTCTAATGTCTATATTACCAGAAATAGAAATACGATGTTCGTCTGAAGTTTGAAACGGATATACCTGATGCTTAAGATAATTTGGAAACATAATAAGAGAACCTTCCCATGTCTTATCAATATCTAATTGAGTCGTACTAATTCCACCGTCTAATGAGTTATAAATGAATTCAAACTTTGATGCAACTTTATAGTTTGATTCTCTTACATTTGGCATATTTAATTCCTCTTCTAAATCATAAGGAATTGCAATCCATATCACCCATGAAATAGCTTTGTGGTGAAAATGTATTGGATTATATTCGTGTTTCTTCTGAAAATTTACCCAAGCATCATTATCAATGACATAATTATGATTTTCATAAAAATTAAATTTTCTTCTATATTCAAGAAACGTTTGCTCTATGCATTCTCTAAACTGCCCGTTAATAACATACTGAAATTCTGTTTCTAATTGCCCAGCTAAATTAGTATTGTATTTTTCCGGATTATTATCAACTTGCTTTTGCAAGTCACAAGTCAACTCAGCAAAAATAGAAACTGGAATTCTTGTTTTAAGAACTCCTGGGTTATAAAGTTTTATTTCTGAAAATTCTAAGTTCATAATTTCACCGATAATAATTTAGTTAATAGTAATTGTAGAGGTGTCTTTACATATGCTCATAGTACCTTCGCAACAGATATTCCAATCTTGACCTGTCTTTGCCCCACGGCTTGGAACATTAATGATAACATTTTTACATAGATATTCTTTACCATCTTCGAAAACGCGCCAGACATGATCTTCTGTCCCGCGATTAGGTTGTCCTCTTGATTGATTGAATCTTATCATAAACTCAGACATATTAGATTATTTCTGCTGTTGCATCATATACTATAGGTTCAATGTACGGACGTGTACCAATGTTCATGTGAATAAATTTGAAAGGTTTGGTTGATGTGTTACGAGTAAAGCTATGCGGTAGCCAGGAATTTGCAAACATTAGTTGACCAGGAACTGGCGTAAAATTAATAGACGATGTTGCTGTGGTAATGTTAGAAGAATTATGTTCGTATAGTGGTAACATAAGTTTCATTGGTCGCGGATCATGAATCACCATTCGCGGAGGATCTTTCGGGCACTCTAAAAAATAAAAAGCAACTAACTGACAGTCGCTGTGATTATGATACTCCATTGATGAATACTTATGGTGTTCTTGACTCCAACATTCGGTAAGATAAGTCGAAAGTCCATTCATGTTGTATCCTTGATCGCTCAAAAGATTCCATGCTGTGTTTAATGTGTACTGTATCAGTGGAAGAAGATCTTCTTCGTTAGACACATCTGCTTGCACGACTGGATATACATCGTTTATTTTTGTTATTTTGCGCGCGGCCCTTAACGCCGCATTTGATGCTGCTCTTGAGAAATCAAGAAGTTCTGGCTTCATAATACTATAGATAGGTGAGCTAAAATACTGCCACTGATCAAGTATGTCTGTCATAATAAAATCCTTATGTTATGTATATTGGGAAAGATCAGCCTCTATCACTGTATCTAAAAACAGTCGGTTTCCAATCTTATTCCAACCACTGTTGACTTGATAAAATATATTTAAACCGTTGTTCAAACCATACTGAATAGCCCAACTAAGTATTTCGGCTGTTAGCGGAGCGCCTGCTTCAAGCAGTTGTAAAAAGCTAAGATCAGGATTTTCGTGTTGTCTCCAAACCATAATTACGTTTGATTCGTCTGGTTTCATCCACATCGGAATAGTATCAAGACCGAGTGGAAACTTTTCATTTCCTAACCATACACAGCTAAACGATTTGCACGGATTCTCAGGTCGTTGTTCATGTATCGAACATCCTTTTGTAGTTACAAAATGACATTTCCTTCCTGGCCAAAATTGATGGCCAAGAGCTTCTCCAGTTAACCAACCGCAGCACTTCGTGCAACTTCCACATTCTCTTGTCATATTATCTCACTTAAATTGAGGACCAGCTAACCATACTACTAGAGTTTTACGAATGCCTTTTGTCACAGGAGTTACTCTGTGTAAAATAAAGGACGGGAATGCAACTACTAAACCTTTTTGTTTTGTGACTTGAGTCGGCACGGGTGCATCAAATATCTCAAGATCTCCCCCCTCGTATTCAGAAGGATCAGATAATTGTATTACAAGAGATAATTTGCGAGGCGCATTCGTTGCATTTCCACCTCTGTCAAGATGCCACGTATAATGATCGTCTTTTCCATCGTATATAGTATACTGAAAGTCCTCTACAAATCCCCATATATCTAGATTGAAGAATTCACCGTTCAGTTGTCTTGCTATGAAAGCAATTCTATCATATATAAAATTAGTCTCGGGCGTAAGATTTATCCAACCTATTTTAGATGATCTAACTGCTTCTTCAACTTTACTATCAGGTCCAACACTAGCAGATTTGATCGTGAGACTATCACCAATACTAACTATTTTATCGATCTCTTCTTCAGTAAAACCATCACGCCATGATGCAAAAGAAATTTCTGGTATACCTAACGATGGAGAAGGAGCTATTTGATATACTGCCATTATTTACGCTCCCAAATATTATCTCGATAATGGGATTCATGACTTTGAAGCTTTCTACGTGTACCTTTGAGTGCTTTCAGTTCAGTTTCATTGAATGCTCTACATACATTTTTCGAAAACAAAGTATCTCTTTTAATTGGAATAACCTGCATTAACGGTGTACCAGCAGGTAGAATACCTTTAAAATTGGGTTCGTTCCAAACAAATGGAAAGTTAATAAACTCAAAATAACCATCGCAGTCTACCATACCCGAAAAACAAGTAAATCTTGGATCAGGTCTATTTAATGGTGGAACAAACAACAGTGAGTATCCTTTCGGGCAGTTGATTGCCCACCAGTTCATGAATTTAATTGGAGGTTTTGGTAAATGTGGAGCGGGGCATTTGTCAGATGTTACTTGCCACTGTAAATGATTCTCGATCATTGCTCTCGGATATTTGCTGTTGTATTCAATGAACGAACAATCTTCATTCGAAGTGATTTCAACATCAGCAACGAGTGGAATAATCCAACCCGTGATCATCGCATCAAGAAAAGGTGGGCATCTTTTGAGAGTAGATTGATCAAAGCCTACATCCTTCTTCATTGGCAAAGCTTTATACCATTCTGGTATCAGTTTGCGGGCAGGATAAGGTTCTGGTATATTTCCTAAATCATCATCATAGCAAAGAAATTCTAGTTTAGGCTCATTCTTTTCAAAAAACGAAAACATCAATTTTGTCCATTTCCAGGTTTTTCATAGTGTATTCCACCAGATTCAATAAATTTTTTACATTGCTCGACGTCGCTCGCACCTCTCAGAATATGATCATCATGCAAACTAAAATGTAAGCTTGAGATCCATATTCTGAGATGTGGTGGAAGTTTGTCATAGCAACGCATTACCAATGCCATTCTTTGTATGTTAACATGTTCCAAATGAATGACTCTATTATATATATGTAAATTACAGGGCTGCTAGTTCGACTAAGTTGCTCTCTGTGATGGCATCTAAGCCAATCAATGCTTGTTTGACTGCGGTAAAATCGTCATGTTTTTCATCGTAGATGACAAATGGAAAATCAGTAAATTCTCCAATATCCCATGTATTTAGAGCATTGAATACAGATTCGTATTGACTACTATCGTTGTATGATAAATGAGTAAACTCAATGTTATTATCCTGTAGCCACTGATAGGCTGCAGCAGAGTCGTTGCCACCTGTCGTAGTCAAACCAGTATAAAGATAAACGTCTTTAATTCCTACTAGCATGTATTGTTTCCTTTTTGTTATTTGTGCTAAAATGTTACACTCATCGTACCATTAGCGCTGCCTGTTCCAATATTTATAGAAACTATTTGATATGGGTATACTTTTACTGATACTGAATTTGTCGTAGTACCAATATTACCAGCGTTTCCTGATGCTCCAGGATTTGATGTGCCGGCTGTTCCGGCGGTCGCTCCAGTTCCAGCACTACCTGCTGTGCCAGTATTTCCTGCTGCTCCTGCGCCTCCTGGATTTCCAGCCGCACCATTTGTAGCTCCAGTTCCAGCTGCTCCTGTTGTGCCAGCATTACCAGCAGCTCCGGCACCGCCTGGGTTTCCAGCCGCACCATTTGTAGCTCCAGTTCCTGCATTGCCAGTCGCTCCAGCATTTCCTGCTGCTCCTGCACCTCCTGGATTTCCAGCTGCACCATTTGTAGCTCCAGTTCCTGCATTGCCAGTCGCTCCGGCATTTCCTGCAGCGCCGGCATTACCAGGACTTCCTGCTGCTCCTGGATTTGCTCCAGTTCCTGCCGCTCCTGTTGTACCAGCATTTCCGTTGGCTCCTGCACCGCCTGGACTTCCTGCTGCTCCTGGATTTGCTCCAGTTCCTGCCGCTCCTGTTGTACCAGCGCTTCCTGCAGCGCCGGCATTACCAGGACTTCCTGCTGCTCCAGCGTTTGCTCCAGTTCCTGCGGCCCCAGTATTTCCAGCACTTCCATTGGCGCCTGCATTACCAGGACTTCCTGCTGCTCCAGCGTTTGCTCCAGTTCCTGCGGCTCCTGTATTTCCTGCGCTGCCTGGTGTTCCTGCATTACCTGAACCACCGGCAGCGCCCGAAAGAAGTCCTCCATTGCCGCCTGCGCCGCCGTTGCCGTTAGTAGCACCACTTATGTTGCCTGAATTACCCGCGGTACCAGCATTGCCGGCGCCGCTACCACCTTGCTTTAAAGTCCAACCCGATGCTCCGCCTCCGCCTCCGCCGCCTCCGCCGCCTCCGCCTACACCAGCGTTGCCAGGAGATCCGGAGTTACCCGCCGTACCACCAGCTCCTCCTGCACCACCGGCGCCATTTGTTCCTGGGTTACCAGCATTGCCAGTGGCTCCTGGATTCCCAGCATTTCCTCTTGCACCGCCTGCACCACCAGCACCGTTATTTCCTGGATTACCAGCATTGCCAGTGGCTCCTGGATTACCAGCATTACCAGCAGCACCGCCTGCACCACCAGCACCGTTATTTCCTGGATTGCCGGCATTACCAGTGGCTCCTGGATTACCAGCATTACCACCAGCTCCTCCTGCACCACCAGCCCCATTGGTGCCAGGATTGCCTGTTCCTCCAATACCACCAGATGTCCCAGCTGTACCACCAGCACCACCAGTTCCTGCAGCTCCATTATTACCGGGATTGCCTGTTCCTCCAATACCTCCGGAAGTACCGGCCGATCCTCCGGCGCCGCCTGTACCAGCAGCTCCATTGTTACCGGGATTGCCTGTTCCTCCAATACCACCAGATGTCCCAGCTGTACCACCAGCACCGCCAGTTCCTGCAGCCCCATTATTTCCGGGATTGCCTGATCCACCTGGATTTCCAGAAGTTCCGGCCGAGCCAGCTGCTCCGTTTGTAGCATTTCCTCCAGCCCCACCAGTACCACCGGTTCCACCTGGAAAATTAGCTAAGGAACCAAACGTTGAAACGTTGCCTGGGTTTCCACTTGATCCCGGATTTCCGTTTGCTGCGCCAGTCCCAGCATTACCAGCAGCTCCGGCACCGCCTGGATTTCCTGCTGCTCCTGGATTAGCTCCAGTGCCAGCATTACCATTTGCTCCAGTATTTCCTGCTGCTCCGGCATTTCCAGGGCTCCCTGCTGCCCCTGGATTAGCTCCAGTGCCGGCATTACCATTTGCACCTGGATTTCCTGCTGCGCCGGCATTACCTGGATTGCCAGTAGATCCAGCGGTTGCCCCTGTTCCTGCATTACCATTTGCTCCAGTATTTCCTGCTGCGCCTGCATTACCTGGATTTCCTGCTGCTCCAGCAGTTGCCCCTGTACCTGCGGCCCCTGTTGTGCCGGCATTACCATTAGCACCGGCACCGCCAGGACTTCCTGCTGCTCCGGCGTTTGCTCCAGTTCCAGCCGCCCCTGTTGTGCCGGCATTACCATTGGCACCAGCTCCACCAGGACTTCCTGCTGCTCCAGCGTTTGCTCCAGTTCCTGCTGCTCCAGTATTTCCAGCATTTCCATTGGCCCCAGCTCCACCGGGACTTCCTGCTGCTCCAGCAGTTGCCCCTGATCCTGCGGCTCCAGTATTTCCAGCACTTCCATTGGCACCCGCACCACCTGCACTCCCTGAATTACCAGTCACTCCGCTACCGCCGCCTCCGCCGCCGCCACCGCCGCCGCCGCAAACGCACCCCCCAAGATTTGCGCTTCCACCAAAGCCACCATTTCCTCCGCCAGGAGAGCCTCCGGCGCCGCCGGGGGCAGAACAAGGCGCAAATGGGGTGCCAAAACAACCGCAGCCACCGCCCGGACTACCACCGCTACCGGCTCCGCCACCGCAAGGTCGGGCTGAACCTTGTCCGCCGCCTCCTCCCGTACCTGCGCTACCGCCAGTGCCACCAGCACCGCCGGCACCATTATTTCCTGGATTTCCAGAGTTTCCTGTGGCACCTGGATTCCCAGCATTTCCTCTTGCACCGCCAGCACCGCCGGCACCATTGGTACCAGGATTACCAGAGTTTCCTGTGGCACCTGGATTCCCAGCATTACCAGCAGCACCGCCAGCACCGCCGGCGCCATTTGTTCCTGGGTTACCAGCATTGCCAGTGGCACCTGGATTCCCAGCATTACCAGCAGCACCGCCTGCACCACCGGCACCATTAGTACCGGGATTGCCGGAGTTTCCTGTCGCTCCAGCATTTCCAGCAGTACCACCAGCACCGCCAGCTCCGCCAGCACCATTCGTACCTGCATTGCCAGTGGCACCTGGATTCCCAGCATTCCCTGCAGCACCTCCGGCTCCTCCTGGGCCGCCAGCACCGTTTGTGCCAGCATTTCCTGATGCGCCGGGATTTCCAGATGTTCCAGCTGTACCACCAGCACCGCCAGCTCCGCCGGCCCCGTTTGTGCCAGCATTTCCTGATGCGCCAGGATTGCCAGATGTCCCAGCTGTACCACCAGCACCACCAGTTCCTGCGGCCCCATTATTTCCAGGATTACCAGCATTGCCAGCAGTACCAGGATTGCCTGCATTACCAGCGTTTCCATTGCCGCCACGACCAGATATATCTATAGAATATACGCCTGCAGGAACGACGAATGTTGCGGGGGCATTGAATACTTGTGTGGCTGGAGCAGCCTTACCTGAAGCTCTAAATACATTTAATGGCATCGTATAACCTTCTTATTAACCTGTATTTGCAAGAGATAAGGCACCGAGATATGTTGTACCTCCGTCGAGGGTAAAGAAACTGAAGACATCGATTTTATTTGCACCAGTTGACATCGTCGGTGTCGAAGCATTCGGATATTTAACAGAAGCCGGCCACGTGATTATTCTCGATCCCGTGGCGTCTTGTTTACAATGAAGTGTGAAACTGTATGCATTGCCCGATGCAGGAGGATTTGAAAATGTAATTGTAATAGACGCGTTGGCCAATGTCAAATCGAATACGTTGGATAGTGATAAATCTACAGTGTGAGTAGTTGTTGTTATAGTATTGGCAACAACTGCTTCTTTGTATGAAGCAAGCTTAGGATTACTTAACACATTATTTGCCATTGCAACGTTGGCATTAAGAGTAGTAATACCAGCTACTTGTAGCGTCGAGGTTACGTTGGCAAAACCAGTGATCGTAGTATTACCGGCAGCAAGGGTGGTAATTCCAGATGCAGCACCTGCGGCTACAAGAGACGAAACAGCAAGTGGTTGACTGTTTGTAGACCAGCGATCATTTGTTTCATCCCAGACGAACTGAACGTTGGCAGACGTCCCGCGCATGATCTCGAAGCCAGCATTCTCAGTAGGAGGATTAGCTCCAAGATCTGCATTCAGCGTAACAATATTATCACCAACGTCGAGTGTTGTGGTGTTCACGTAAGTTCTTGTACCGGAAACTGTCAGGTTACCCGAGAGTGTAAGATCGGCGATTGATAATGTGGAATTCACATGAATACCAGTCGTATTGACCGTAAGTGTTGGCCCAGCAGTTACTCCAATTGTACCACTAGTTGTAATCGTTCCACCAGAAAGTCCATTAGCCGTGGCGACTGAGGTTACACCTCCACCGGTGGCACCTTGAGCACCTTGAGCGCCTTGAGCACCAGTAACACCTTGAGGTCCAGCAACACCTTGAGCACCAGTTGCGCCAGTTGCGCCTTGAACACCTTGAGCGCCGGCAACACCTTGAGCACCAGTTGCGCCAGTTGCGCCTTGAACACCTTGAGCGCCAGCAACACCTTGAGCACCTTGATCACCCGTTGTGCCTTGAGCACCAGTTGCGCCAGTTGCGCCTTGAACACCTTGAGCGCCAGCAACACCTTGAGCGCCTTGAGCACCCGTTGTGCCTTGAGCACCTTGTGCACCGGTTGCACCTTGAGCACCTTGAGCGCCTTGAGATCCGAGAGTAAGTGAAGCACCATTTAAAGTTGTAACTTGAACAATATCACCAGCAATCGCATTCGATGTAAGCGTTAAGACCGTGGTATTTGTCGTGTTATAGTCAACGGCCGCAATCTGACGCGAACCATTAATGAAGACGCTTTCAAGCCCTAAAGTATATACGAATGTGTTTGATGTGTCGTCTAATCCTGTAAACACCGTGGTATTCGATGTGACAGTAAACGTATAGGTATTCATGGTAGCAGCATTTGCCGTACCGCCTGAGCCCCAATAAACTCCTGTTCCATTCGATGAAAGAACTTGGCCGTTGGATCCAGAAGATCCGTTGGCTACGATCGTAGTGACAGCGAGAGAAGAGAGATTTGAACCAACTTCAAAGATGGCATTCGCAGCATCTGAAGAGAAGACTTTACGGTCAGTTAGGTTGACTGCAAATTCACCGTTATCAATAAAGCCGGAATTTGCTACGTCAGTAGTATTAGCTGTACGACCAGAAATTGTCGTGCGCTTAAATTGAAATTTATTTGCCATTCTCAACCTCTATATAGAGCAACGAAGCGGTTATGTAACCCCTAATATTCTATTTATACAGAAGTATCTTCAGCTTTTTTATTTTTATTTCCAAGCTTTTCAAGATCAACAATTTTTGCTTGAAGACTGGTCATGGTTTTATCGGCCATGACCAGTCTTGTTTCTAGCATGATGTTCTTACTTGTAAGATCATGTACACTCGCGAGTAATCGATTGATGTACTCATTTACAAATTCAGCTTCCATAAATTAGAATGTCCCGCCGTCGAGGGTTGCGTATACAACTGCTGTACCGTTAGACTGAAGCACGAATCCAGTAGAGCCAACAGCTAATTTTCTAAAACCGTTCGAAGAGTTAGCAACTAAAATGTCTTCTGCAGTAACAGTCGCGAGTCCAGTACCACCGCTTGTTCCAGGCAGTGCAGTCGAAAGACTCAATGTATTCGCTGTGATACCAACCGCGAGTGTCGAGTTCGCAGTAAGAGTAACGTTAGTCGCGTTCGAAACCAAACCACCAGAGTTTAGGAATGCTTGTAATGTAGCAGTAGTATAACCGGCTGCTGCAGTGTCTACAGTTGTTGTAGGTTCTGTTTGAGAACCAGCAAAGAGCTTATAAACGCCATCTGTAGCATCACGGAAAAGACCGGTATATTTAGCTCCAGTGGCACCGTATTGACCATAAAGACCGATATCAAGAATGTCGGTTGTTGCGTTTCCGTTTGCAAGCTCGATCAGCGAATCTTGGACTGTCAGGTTGGTAGTATCGATTGTCGAAAGCGTACCGAGAACAGTCAGATTTCCGGAAAGAGAAAGATCTGTAATCGAGAGTGCAGTATTAACATGGAGTCCAGCAGAGTTGACCGTGAGTGTTGAACCAGTGGTAAGGCCAACTGCATCTGCAGTGACATTAATACCGTTAGCAGCACCAACATGAACTCCAGTCGCGTTAGCTGTAAGACCATCACCGCCAACAACGTTGATACCAGCGCCATCAACAGAAATACCGTTAGCAGCTTTGGCAAAGACGCCTGAAGTATTCGATACAATACCGTTGTTTGCTACAACAGCAATCGTGGCTGCACCACCTTCACCAGATGAGGATCCAGAAATACCGTTACCAGCTGTGATAGTAGCAACATAGTCGCCTGATGTACCCGAACCAAGAGCAACGTCGCCTGAAAGTTGCGATGTGGCAATTGAAAGTGCAGCAGCATTGACATAAACGCCCGAGGTATTCGAAACAATCGTACCGTTACCAGATACGACATGCACACCTGTTGCGTTCGAAGCAATACCAGCTCCGGCAACAACAAAAACGCCTGTTGCGTTTGCAGATAGACCGTTATTTGCAATAACGTGTACGCCTGAGGTATTTGAAGCAAGACCGCTATTTGCAACTACAGCAATCGCGTCTGCAGAGACGCTGATACCGTTACCAGCACCAACATCAAGAGTTACCTCGCCAGATGTACCGCCACCAGTAAGACCAGAACCGGCTACGACTGATGTAATATCACCATCTTGAGGTGTTACCCAGTATACAGCTGTTCCGTTCGATGCAAGAACTTGTCCTGCAGTACCATTTGTGCCATTTGCATTAAGAGCAACGTTAGTTCCAATATTGATCTGTGTGGCATTTGCTACGAACGCCGTACCAACACTCACAATCGCTGCGTTCACGGTGCCTGTAGAGAATACACCGGTGGCATTCGCAACAAAAGAATTAGAACCAACGACGAAGTTACCGCCAGAGCCAGCAAGAACGCCGCCGGCAACAGACAGTTTATTATTGGTATTATCAAACGTAAAGTCTGCGTCTCCGGCTAATGCGCCAGAATTATTAAATTGAACTTGTGTATTTGAACCAGATACGCCAGAAGTAGGAGTTTCCCAATAAGCGGCTGTTCCATTTGAACTCAGTACTTGTCCGTTGGTACCCGTCGAACCATTGGCTGTAACTGTTGTCACAACAGCGTTAGCAACAATAATCTTGTCGATACCAGAGGTACCATTCGCAACGAGTGCTTGGTTGGCGGTCAGTATACCAGGATTAAATTTACCGGCAATGGTGATCGAAGCACCATTCGAACCAATAAATAAGTGATCGCCATTTGCTGTAAACGCTAATTCACCGTTAGCTAATGTTGGCGCATCAGCTGTCGTTAACGACCTTTTAATTTGAATTAAATTGTCTGCCATTTGGCTATTCCTTTTAGGTTAAAATGATCCGCCGTCGAGATCTACTGCTAGATCCGCGAATGACAGTTGTCTCACCTCATATTTATCATTTTGAGAATTGTAGATTAATGTAGCGCCATTGGCGGCTTCAACGACGCTGACGTCGAGTATGTTTTCAATACTTCGTATTTCTTGAATTTGATTTTTCAGAGTAATAGGACCAGCAGATGATAATCTGCCGTTGTTATTTGTAATTGTAGCGACTAAACGAGATGCACCTGCCATTATCTTGTAACTCCTGGTGTAACTGTGACGATACCTTCAACAAGACGAGAAACTGTTCCGCTGCCATCAGTCAACTCACAGTCATATACGTATCTTCCGGCTGTAAGGCCATTTGTGGTATTTGCCGACATCGAAAGAGCGACGACGCCAGTCACAGCAGTAATCGAAACTGTAAATGCGGTTTGAGCGGTCGAAGTATAATGCTTACGCATCTGAGCGGCACCTGTAAATCCTGTAAGATTTACGATGTTACCATTTTCATCAGTCACATCAATAGACGTAGCAAATGAAGTGCCTTGATCGATAATGATATTTGCTTTCAGTGCCATTTAATTCTTCCGCTATGTTTATTCAAAACTATAAGATGTTACAGTTATCACCCAATATTTAGTTTCTGCACCATTTGATGCTGATACGTTAAACGTTTGTTCATTGAAACCACCTGTATAAGCTGCTACAAGTTCAATTGATGAAGCACTTCCTCCACTTGCAACACTGGCGTATCCACTAAATCCATCTCCTCCAGTATAAGTCCAAACTACGCTTGAAGAAGCTGTGATAGTATAACCTGCTTGGGAACCATACGCTTCGGCAGTGTCAAAAGTCGGAGATGATATTGTGCCGCCCACGGGACTAAAAGTAACTAAGGCTACATCTGCATACGGACGTATTCCTACATATTGCCACGTAGATCCATTCCACATTTTAACGGCGGCAAAATCTTGGCTCCCGACCCACGACGAGCCGTTCCAATATTTAACAGGTTTAGCAGATAGGAACGTTAGCGGCACTTATTATTCTCCTGGCTTAGATGGCCAAACAACGTCTGCTGCATTTGTATAAGTCTGAGGAAGATCTCTTAAAGTTTGACGATATGTAGCCCAAGCAGTTTTATCTCCAGGCCAATCTGCCATTTGAGTATAGTCAGATAAAGCTAGAAGATTATTTCTTTTCGATCTAATTTGTTCCCAAGTAATTACCACGACTCGATCTTGCAAAACAAGATTTCCTTGTGATAAAACCAATTCTTTATTTTGCATATTCATACCATGGAGAAACTGCTGGTGTTGCTCTGCGGTAATTTCAACAATATCTTGCGGCAATGACGGATACCCAAAATCAGTATCGTAAAAACCTTTTGTTGTTGGGCTGTAGTAAATTGTCATTTTATTAATATCCCATTGCTAACCAGTAACCGGTATGAGAACTTTCATCTCCGTTAAACCAACTGAAACCAGTTGTTGATACACTAAAAATGGTTGCACCTTTAGAAGCCTGTCCAAATACGCCTGTATCTCCTACGCCATTCATCACAGCTCGGGCAACCGCGGTGAACGATGTTGGAAATGATCCAGATCCTGTAGTATTTGGAGTAACAGTTACTGTTCCCCACTGAATAATTGCTCCGTTTGGCAACTTAGTCCATCCATTTGACGAGAGACTTTGTGTATATCCTGTAGTTCCTGCAGTGTCAATCCAGATATCACCAGCCGCTGAAGCAGTAGGTTGAGTCGCTGTTACAAAAACTTGGCCGCCACTTGTAAATCCTGCGGTGACGTGTCTTAGAATAGGCGCGACAGCACCAGATGCACTTCCTTGGGCACCTTGTGGTCCGGTTGCACCTTGAGCACCTGTTATACTTGAACCTGCCGCGCCTTGAGCACCAGTTGCACCTTGTGCTCCGTTTATTCCAGGAGATCCTTGAGGACCAGTTGCACCTTGAGCGCCTTGTAATCCTTGAGCACCTTGAGGACCAGCAACTGAAGATGCTGCACCTTGTGCACCTGTAAG